TTACTTTACCCTCAAAATTTCTTTGTTCAGAGTTTATCTTTGTATCTGTGATCTTTGTAAAATCTTTACAGAAAGAGTCGACAGCAGAAAGTATATCTTTTTTATAAGATTCCAAGAACTTACTGTATGTTCCTCCATTTTCTGCTTTCTCTGTATATTTTATGAAGTTATCTCTTAAAACATTTAAATCTGTTATATTTTTAGCATCATTTTTAAGGTTATAGAAAATAGGCAGAATACTGTGTTCAGCCACTTCTTTATAAGACTCTCTATATCTTTCTACTTTACCAAGAAGTCTTTGCTTAGATTCTCTTACTAAATCTTCGCTCTTTACTCTTGTAAGAAGTTTATCCTTACTTATATCCACTCCATTTACAGAAAGTGCTATATTTTTTAAAATATCAGAAGTTACTCCCATAGAGAAGATATCATCTTTAAACAAGAGATTTCTAAGATGTTTTTCAAGTTTCTGGGATCCAGAAGCAAATTGCATATCTCCATTCCAGATATGATTGTTTATAATCTCTTCAAAACTTCTTCTATATTTCTTCTCATATTCTTTACTGAATGATTTACTTCTTTCTATATTTTTAACCATAATCAAAATAGAATCGATAAATCTTTTTATACCTTGCTCAGCAACCTCTCTGTCTGTAATGCTTCGAACACCTCTGATACCTGCTTTAAATCTATTAGAAGCATTTACGCAGTTACTCTTGAAAGCATTAAGGCATCCTGATACTACTGTGTTAAGTTCATCACAGAAGTCTATGAACATAGAAGATATTACTTTCTCTTCTTTATCAAAAGCAACATAGTCATCACTTGACATAATGTCATGGAATCTACTGTCTAATTTCTCCATTAACTTCTTAAATTCATCTTCAAAGTTATCTTTCATATCATCTTCGAAGTCCCCAAGAAGTTCATTTACTTCTCCCTTGAAAGTATCAAACACATCATTGATTTTTTCAAGTGATTCTTTCTCTTCATTTAAATGAAAATCATTTACAGAATTACTTAGTATAGTAATATCAGATATTACAGAGTTCATTAGTTGCAATGCTCCTCTCTGATCTTTTATTTTACTTGTTTTTGAAAGGTATCTAGATAGAAGATCATCTATATTGATATCTGGATTGTGTTTTCCAGCATCATTAATGAAATCTTCTACGACTTTTTCAAAACCAATATAATCTTCTTTATCTGCATAGTATCTTGCATCTTTTTCAAATCTTCTTTGAAGATTTATAAGTTTTTCTATGTTTGACATATTATTGGGTTATTTTAAATTATAAAATTTCTCGATTGTTTCTTTAACTATCAAAGGAGTAGGCATGGACTTAAATCCATTCTCTATAACTACCTTTATATTTTTATTTCCTATTTTTGTAAAAAGTATAACATCTTCTTTCTCATATTTGATGTCTTCAAGTATTATACTTTTTCTGTCAGTAATGTTTTGAAGATTATCTACAGTAACATACTTGGTAAAACTGTCTATTTTTCTTTCAAATAGGTACTTTGGATTTACTCTGTATCCTTTCTCAGTAGGAAGTATTACTTTTGACATTAGAAGTCCAGATATGGTACAAGGAAGTTCTGAGTATTTCTTTGCCACAGATAAGATACTGTCATCTGAAAGATCTTCACTTGGTAAAAGTTCAGAAGCCATCTTCATCATAGAAAGATATTTTGAATTTATTGCAACTGGAATAAATCTTGTATTTCCAATTCCTCCAAGTTCATTACCTACTTCTGTGTTCCAATACCAAACATATACTTTATCTATACTTGAAAGTCCTATACCATATATCATTCCAGTACTCGCTTTGTAGATAAGACAAGTACCATTTTTGTACCATCTTACTTGTAGACCTGATGACATTTGATACAGTCTTTCAGGTGTAGTACTTAAAGTGCTTACCTGTGCACCAAGTTCTGTGATATCTTTTATTATGCTTTCTATATCAGTCCTTTGATATATGCTACGGTGCAAATTTATAAGTTTATTTTGTAAATCCATATACTAAAGTTCTTTTTTAAAGTAATTACCATGCAGATTGTAATATACTGCATTCTCTACAATAGAAATAAATCCACCTTTAAGTTTTGGATAAATTCCTTCACTTATCAGATTTTCAAGTTTGATATCTGTATATCCTTTTACTCCATATGTTCCAAGAATAACTTCTGCTGTAGCACTAAGTGGATTCTTGATAACATAATCATAAAGATCTTTTGCTTTATTTGAAGAGTACTCAAGACCTGCCATCTTTGAAAGAATATCCAGATCTGTTTTATCAAGTTCTATACTAATAATATGATTCAAGACTTCTGGATTTATCTTTGCAGATTTCATATAGTTTTTGAAGAGTTCTCTTCTTTTAGAGATATTAGTTCTAATAGAAGCAGGAATATCCCCTATATTTTCAAGTAGACATTCTTGCAGAGATGTTCTTTCAAATGGAGAAAGATAAATGAGATCTTCTGGGGTATCCAAGAGATTTA